GGCCAGGGAAAATGGCTTTCTGCTTTGACCCGATGAAGGCCGCCAATTCACTTGCCAGCGCCATTGATCAGAGTTATGACCCGATGAATAGGTGACGCAGGGTAGCCAAGCGGTAAGGCTTCCGGCTCATAACCGGAATATGCGTGAGTTCGATCCTCACCCCTGCAACCAAAGGACGAAGATGCGAAGCCGAGCCAAATCACAGGAGCCAAGCCCGCGCCCGACTACGGGGCGTAGGGAAGTGGTATCCCGCCTGATTTGGGATCAGGATATCGCAGGTTCGAATCCTGCCGCCCCGACCATCATTCCTCTCAATCGAGAGGTTAGGCGCTATCTGTCGTTATTCGACAACCACAATCTGCTTATCCTGCGACAGCAACGCTAACCAAGGGCGCTTGGTCCAGCGGTTAAGACGGCGGACTTTGATTCCGCAGACGCAGGTTCGACCCCGGCAGCGCTCGCCACCATATCTAGACATTTCCCGCCCGCCGCCATACTGTCCCTGCCTGTAATACAGAGGAGCGGGCGATGGGAAAACTACGTAGCGCCGCGATGCTGCCCAGCCACGATAGAATTCTGAGCGTTCTTAGCTACGATCCCTTGACTGGTTTTTTTACTTGGATAGCGGCACCATCCCCAAATAAACCTCATTTGGTAGGCCAGCGGGCAGGCAGGATTCTTGATACCGGATATACGGACATCAAAATCGATCGGTGCATGATAGGTGCTGCGCGCCTCGCGTGGTTCTATATGACTGGGGAGTGGCCCGATGAGGAAATGGACCACGAGGACGTCAACCCAGCCAACAACAAATGGGACAATATCCGGCCAGCCACGAGAAAGCAGAACGGTGCCAACCGCCAATTATTCAAAAACAACACATCAGGTTGGAAAGGGGTGAGTTGGGCGGCAGCCTCGGGAAAATGGTTTTCGGCCATCAAAGTAGATAGAAAAACCAAAAATCTAGGATATTACGATTGTGGAGCCGCTGCGCATTTCGCGTATCTTGTGGCCGCCGATAAAGCTTTCGGCGAATTTGCAAAGGGAGGCTGATATTTCCTTTTTAGCACCGAGTGCCCCCTCCGCGCCACCTCCTCCGCCACCGCCGCCCGCGCCTCCGACCATGGCATCTGCCGGCGTGAAGGCCACAGGAGCCGCCCAGCGCGCCGCGGCAGCCGCTGCCGCCGGTGGAACGGTCAAATCCAGTTCTGAGGGCGCACCGACGCCCGCAACAACGTCTGGATCGAAGGCATTATTCGGCTCGTGAAAATGATTGCACCAGCCATCACACATGACCGCCTTCGGGCTCTGATCAATTACGATCCAGAGTCTGGTTTGGTCACGTTCGTCGCCGATGGGAGTACCGCCGGGTATTTCGACAAATCAAACGGATATTGGCGCCTCAAACTCGACGGCGTGCGCTATTACCTTCACAATCTGATCTGGTTCTGGGTGACCGGAGTTTATCCTGGCTACAAAGAAGTGGATCATCACGACACCGACCGAGGCAACAATAAATGGGTAAATCTTCGGAAGGCTAACCCGTCTTTGCAACAGGCCAACCGAGGCGCGGCGAAAAACAACAAGCTTGGAGTGAAGGGCGTAAGCCTATGCAAGGCCACAGGCCGTTATCGGGCCGATATCATCGTCAAGGGCAAGCGAATCAATCTTGGACGTAGAGAAACTATCGAAGGTGCGGCCGAGCTTTACGCCATCGCGGCCAGTCAGTATTACGGCGAATTCGCGAGAACAGCATGAACGCCGTCGCCAAAATGGAGGAATTCAAGCGGCCCAATTATACCGAGATGGGCGCTTCGCTCCTATCATTGCAACCGGTTACCACCAGCCCAAAGAATATCAGGGACGATTTTAATTGGGGGGTGATCTTTGATCACCTCGAATCCCGGCTGAATTCGCTTCGAATGTGGCGATACAGTTGGTGGGTGCATTGGGGGTCGCTGGCGGCATTTTTTCTCCCTAAGCGATATCATTTTCTTGTCGTAGCTAACAGAATCACGCGCGGCAACCCGATCAACGACGCGATTATTGACAGCACAGGCACCCTCGCGCTGGAGACGTGCGCAAGCGGCATGTGGACCGGCCTCACGAACCCGGCGCGGCCGTGGATCAAGCTGGATAGCAACCTGCCGTCAACACCACTGGATGCGGACGGGCAGGAATGGGTCGACGACACCGAGGACCGGATTTACACCGTCTTGGCGCAGTCGAATTTCTATACCCAGATGGCGCAGGCGTTTCAGGATCTGACGTTGTTCGGGACCGCGCCGTTTGTGATCTACGAGGATTTCGAGGATGTGATCCGCGTCTATCTGCCGTGCGCGGGGGAATACTACCTCGGCGCCGGTGCGCGGCTGTCGGTCGACACGTTCTACCGCGAGTTCACTTATACAGTGAGCCAAATCGTCGAGATGTTCGGGGTAGAAAACTGTCCCGAGAATATCAAGAAGCAGTGGATGCAGGGTGGATCCTCCCTCGATATGGAATACGTGGTCGCTCACGCGATTGAGCCGAACTACGCTCTGGCCAACCGAGGCACCGGAAAATCCGATATCAAGGTGGTTCCGGCCATTTTCACCTATCGCGAGGTTTATTGGCTCCGGAACATCAAAACGCCAAAACCCCTCAGTATTGCTGGTTTCCACACCAAGCCGTTCATGGCCATGCGGTGGTCGACCGTTTCCAATGATGCGTACGGTCGATCCCCATGCATGACCGCCTTGGGCGACAACAAGCAGGTGCAGCTCGAAACTCGGCGCAAGGCTGAATTCATCGAAAAGCTGGTGCGACCGCCGATGGGCGCCAACCCGGAGATGAAGAACGAGCCCTCGTCGATCATTCCCGGAAACATCACGTACACGAACACGGAAGGGAGCAAGAAAGGCTTCTGGCCCCTGTTCGAGGTGCCGCCGGCCGCTCTGGCGCCAATGGTCGAAGACATCAAGCAGGTCAACCTGCGGATCGAGAAGGCACTGTTCGTCGACGTATTCATGGCCATAACCCAAATGCAGGGCGTGCAGCCGCGGAACGAGCTCGAACTGACCAAGAGGGATTTGGAGCGGCTTCAAAAGCTGGGGCCGGTGATTACCCTGGTCGAAGAAGAATTGAAGATGGCGATTTCCCGCGTGCTGGACATCATGGCACGGCGCGGGATGTTGAAGCCGAAGCCGAAGTCATTGCAGAATGTGCCGTTGAAGATCGGGTTCCTGTCGATCATGAGGGTGGCACAGCAATCCTCAACCGCCGTGGGGATGAAGGACTTCTTTGCCACCATGGGCGGGCTGTCGAGCGCCGCGAAGGCCGCTGGCGTGCCGGATCCGCTCCGCGTGGTCAATCTGGACAAGTCGGCCCGGAAGTTCGCCGACGTCACCAACCTGCCGGCCGATCTGCTGTTCACCGACGACGAGGTGAAAGAGCACGACCAGATCAGGCACGAGGAGACGATGAAGGCCCAAGCCCCACAACAGGCGATGGCCGGCGTGACTGCAGCTAAAACTCTGAGCGAGACGCAATTGCCGGGAGGTAACACCGCCCTCGGTGCTATGCTGGGCCAGTGACGACGGAGCCGAATGGCGTCACCAAATGGACCGGCAGCGTGGCGGTGGTTGTGGGCTCCCTCAGCCTGTTCGGATCAATGATAGCGTGGACTTATTCCCTGCAGGACCGATTGACGCGAAGCGAGGCCGCTCTGCTTGAAATCGAGACGCAATTCTGTGCTGCCGACATGGCGCGCAACCTGATGCACGCAAGCGATCTCCGGAATTACGCCGTACTCTACCAGAGGGTTTTTGGGGTGGAATATCCAACCAGCAACGCCTATTATCCGACTATCTGCAACAGGCCGATAAGGCGATGAATCCGCGCCGGCGGTATCCGGCATTTGAAGGGACGTTCAAATGGAAGACCGAGAACAGACGTATGGCGAGAAGGCTGTTGGCCTGACTTTCAACCCGTCGGGTATGGGCGACGTACACGAACTCAAGACGCTTTACGCCAAGATCATCGATCACATGGATGATTTCCGGAAGGGCTACGTCAAGCGCGGTGACATGCCGGAAATGGTTCGGCTGTGTTCGATCGCTATCACCGAAGCGCAGACTGCGCAGATGTGGGCCGTCAAAGCGGTGACTTGGCGCGGCTGACGAAGTACATAGAACTCAATGACCGCAAGTCCGGCAGGGCATCCATAGCGGGTGACCTGCCGTAGACGTTTAGCAATATATTGCGATCGCGAATTGCCTCCACATCCATGTATGTCCGAATAACGCGGTTGCAGTAGTATTCAGTAAACAGCAACCGCCGCTCAGCCTTCACCGGCATCAGCGATCCAGCCCGCACGATGGCAGGCGCGGCCACGAGCGAGATCAGGCCAGTCAGGAACTTGCGGCGTTCGATCATAGGTACAAATCCTCGCGGTCGATGCCATGGAACCAGCAGCCAAGGTCCAGAAGCTTGTCGCCTATCCACCTAGACGTGCGGTGGCGCCACGGCTCCCGATATGGCTCAATTGGCATTGGGAACGGGATGGGCTCGGACCAGACCGGATCGCCGAACACGCCCTGACGGCGGTAGGATTCCTGCATCTTGCGATAGGTCTCATTGGGGATTGACACGCGCTCGGTCATTTCTTCGTCCCTCGGGATGTTGGTTTTGATCATGCAAACCCCCAGACCAGCATAGCCAGCCCGCCGCCGATCAGCGTCCCAGCCAGGGCGATCACGCAGCGGCGCCACAGGATCATGGCCGGGGTGGGGAGTTCGGAGTTGGGCATTCGCCAGTGGGTCATTTCAGGGCCTCGTCGATCATGGCTTGCCACACAGCGATGGCGATTGAAGAAAACGGGACAGTCTCGCCACAGTCGTGCTGACACGCGGCTTCATATCCGGCATCAAGCATGGCTGGGGTTGGCGCGTCTCTCATCGCGAGGAGAACGTCCTTTCCCCTCTGGGCCCACATAGGCTCACGCAGCGCCTCGTTCACTATTTTTACCATCTCTGGCGTGGCCTTTCGGCCCGGGCGTCCCTTCATCTTACGTACACAGCCTCCTGTTTGAGCCATTCGATCACATCGGCCCGGCTGTACCAGACCTTATTCCAGCGGGTGCGAGTGAACGGAGGGCCGCCACCCTCGTTATTGTTGTTGCCGAGGTTGCCTAAATGGCGCTCAGACATCCTCAAACCTTGCGCTCGGAGGAATTCGGCGCACTGGCCGCGCGTTAGAAATTCCTCTTTGTCGAAGCGAGTTGGCACAATCCGTATCATGTTTCAGCATCTCTCAACATTTCCGATGCGGGTATAGCAGGCTTTTACTCGAAATTGGCAACAATATGTTGTGTGTTCCGAGGAAATGGCCACAACTCCTGCCATGGGCACACTTACCGAGGCCGAAATCTTCGATTGTTTGACGACCAACTTCCGGTTGGCCGCCGAGGATTGCGAGAAGCTGGCCCGTTCGGCGCGCAAGGGTCCAACCTATACCTCCCTCCGGGACAAGCTCGAATTGCTGGAAGGTGCGTGCCGCCAGGCCAGCGTTTGGCGGCAGGACACCCGCTGGCTGGATATCGGCCTATATATGGCCAAGGCCCATGACCTATCCCTCGAATGGCTCCGCGGCATCTCGGCCGGTCCGGGCCGCCCGCGCGTGAAAGTCGCTGCCGGGCATATGCATCCCCTTTTCGTGAAGCTGGCCGAAAACCTCCGCGCTGCGCAGGTGAAGGCCGAAGAATACCGCACCAAGGCCACCGGCAAAGTGGGAACGATTTTGCCGGCCGTGCAAGCTGCGCCGTTGAGGGATACCTCGCCGGTCGGATGGCGCCGCCCGAGTGGGCTCATCGTTCCATCTGGCGTGACGGTGCAATGAGCGATGAAGACGAAGACCTCCCCACAGCCGATGATGCAGATCAGCCGTTCGACGCTGGTGATCCTGCACAGGTCAAGCGGCGTGAGACTGCCCAGCAAATCCGAAAACGTGAAGTCGCCCGATTCTGGAATAGCGTGTTCGCATCTCCCGTCGGGCGGCAGGAAATGTGGCTCCTCATTACAGAGGGAAAGCCTTTCGAAACTCCGTTTGCCGTCGGACCGAACGGGTTTCCGCAGCCGGAGGCTACATGGTGGAAGGCCGGGCAGGCGGAATTCAGCCTTCGGATTTACCGCTCGTGGCTCGTTGCCCATCCCGACGCTATCCGCCTCATGCATCTTGAAAATGACCCCGCTTTCATGCCGGCCCCAAAGGCAAAGCGCAAACGTGGGGAGTCTGAATAATGGCTGGTGAAGCCGAACCACTAGCGCCGATCCTCCCCGGCGTTGGGGCAGCGCCGGAGCCCGCCGCGGCGTCCCCCGAGGCATCAGCTCCGGCGGTTTCCCCTGAGCCCGTAGCCGCGCCGGCCCCGGTTGAACCGGCCGCGCCCGCCATTGTCGAGCCTGTCGCTCCCGCCGCACCGGTGGTTGAGCCGACGCTGCTGCAGAAATTCGACGCCGAGAACGCTGACAAGCCCCCGGTTGTCGCCGAACCTGCGAAGCCTGCCGAACCCGCCAAACCGGTTGAAGCCAAGCCGGCAGAGCCCGCGAAGCCCGTAGCCGAACCGGCAACTCCCCCGGCTGAGGCCGCCAAGCCTGCGGAGGCGGCTCCCACGGTCGCCCCCGTAGCGCCTGAGCCTGTGGCCTACGAGTACACCCTTCCCGAGACGATCAAACTGGACGACGCCACCAAGGGCTCGTTCCACACGGCCCTCGATGCCTTCCGGACCGACCCGGGCAAGGGCGCCCAGGGCCTGATCGACCTGCACAACACCACCATGCAGCAATATGCCGACGGCCTGGCCGCCGAGCAGATGCGCGTGTGGAACGAGACGCGCCGCGGGTGGGTAACCGACGTGATGGCAGACGAGGAACTTGGTGGGGCCGGCTATCAGACCACCATGGGATCGATCGCCCGTATGCGGGATCTGCTCGTTCCGGAATCGCGCCGCGAGGCGTTCGAAAGCATGTTGCAGACCACGGGCGTGGGTGACCATCCCGAATTCCTGCGCATCCTGCACAACGCCGCGCGCCTTTACGACGAAGCGCCGATGCCACCCCCGGGCCCCCGCCCGCCGGCGGATATCGGCAAGCCACCCGGGGGCAAAGGTCTCCGTAGCCTCTACAAGTCCAACCAGGGACGCCAGTAAGCGCCCGTTTTTGAGAGAAAGGTACTTCGATGGCAACCGGTTCCTGGCCTACCCTCGCGGACGTTGCGTCCCGCACCGATGCGGCAGGCGATATGCGTACCATTGCGGAGATGCTTTCGCAGGCGATCGCACTGACGAAAGACCTCTACATGGTCGAATCGAGCGAAATGTTCGGGCATGAGTTCTCATTCCGAACCTCGATCCCCGCCGGTTCGTGGCGCCAGATCAACCAAGGCGTCCCGTACAGCAAGTCGACCACCGCGAAGTCCCGCGTCGGCCTCGGTACGCTGGAGGATTACAGTCAGGTTGACCGTTTGCTGGCCGAAGGGTCGGGCAACATCGAAGCGTTCCGCGAATCGGAGGATGTCGCGTTCCTCGAGGGCATGGGCCAGACCATCGAACAGACCACCTGGTACGGCAACACGGCGGCGACGCCGGCCGAATTCATGGGCCTGTCCAGTTTCTACAACACCGTGAGCACCGCGACCGCCCAGAACGCGGCGAACGTAATCGACGGCGGCGGCACCGGCAACTCGAACCTGTCGATCTGGCTGCTGTGCCACGGCGCCCGCACCTTCCACGGTCTCTACCCGCGGTCGACCAAGGCCGGCTTGGCCATGGAAGACAAGAGCGACACCGTTCCGGGCTACGATTCGCTCGGTAACCGGTTCGAGGCTTACACCTCATGGTTCCGCCAGATGATCGGCGTGGTGCCGATCGATTGGCGTTATTGCGCTCGCATGGCCAACATCGACGTGACGAACGCCGGTCTGGCCGGCCCGAACGCGGTCGACCTGTTCGCCAGCATCCGCCAGTTGCTCCTGCTGCCGCCGACCCTGACTGCCCAGTCGTCGGGCATTACCGAGGTCGACGCGCCCGGCGATCCGGCTCCCGGCATCCGCCCGGTCATCTACACCAACCGCACCGGTCGGCATTGGATGGACGTGCAGGCCATGCGTGACCGTAACGTGCTGCTCCGGATCGAGGATTACGCCGGACGCCCGTGCGACGGTATCAACGGTATTCCGATCAAGATTTCGGATCAGTTGCTCATCACCGAGGGGCGCGTTACCTGATCTGAGCCCATCCGCCGATTTCGAACTCGAAAAGGACAGACCCATGATTACCGATGCACTTCTCGCCTTCGTTCCGATCGGCGGCAACCTCTCGCTGGTCGGTGGCGCAGGTATCGCCATCCGCTCCAATGTCATCGATTTGCTGGGTTTGGGCGTGGGTGTCGCGCCGAACGAGCGAATTTGGGGCAACCCGACGGTGTTCGGCCAGGCCGACGCGATGGGCGTAGGCAACCAACGGCCCGAGCTCAACGTCACCATCGGCACCGCCCTTGTTGCGGTCAATGGTGCCTTGCTCAACGTGGCCCTCCAGGGTGCCATCGACCTCGGCGCCGCGGGCGGTTACCAGCCGGGCACGTGGAACACGTTCGGCGAATCCGGCGGCATCTCGGCTGCAAACGCTCCGGCGAACGCGGTTGTGGCCCGCCTGCCGTGGCTGCCGCCGTTCCCGGCCAACCTTCGCCCGCGCTATCTGTCGCTGCTGTTCTCGCCGCTCCCCGCTGTCGCTACGCCGGGCACCGCCGCGAACTTCTCGGCCGGTACGATCGCCTCGGCGCTGGTGGTCATGAGCCGCGACGACCAGTTCAACAAATACGCCGCGAAGAATTTCAACGTATCGTAACCACGATGCCCGGGTGATCCCCGGGCGTCCACCATCCACCTGGGACGAGGAAAAGGATCAAGACCATGGGTCGCAAGTCGCGTGAACAGATCGAGCAGGAGGCGGCCGGTCGCGCCGCCGCCATGACGCAATCGCCGGAGTTTCAGGCGGCCGTAGCCGTGTCCGTACAGGCCGCTCTGGCGGATATCCTGCCGAAGCTGCAGGGCGCGCACGTTGCCGCCGGCACCGCCCCGCAGGGCGACACTGCCGATTTTGCCAACCAACTGGCGATGGCTATTTCGCAGTTGACCGATCAGGGTACCGGCCGGTCCCGCGTGGCACCGGAGATCATGGCGTCCCGCCAGAAGGCGCGCGAACGCATGATCAATCTGCTGATTGAGGCCCGCGCGGAAGGCAAGACCGCGAGCTATCGACTCAAGAACAAGATCCATCTGGACGAGCGGATCATCGAGCCGGTCTGGATCGACGCGCACCACACCGCGCGCCCCACCGAAATCGACTTCCCGGGCGTGCCGAACGAGGCCATGACCCCGATCAACGACGTTGCGAAGGCGATCTACGCCGCGTTCATGGAATCGATCGGTAGCGTTGTCCCCGGCAAGGGCGTCGACGGCCACGGGCTGCCCGGCATCGAGACGCTGGCCGTGACCCCCAAAGGCGTCGTCGTGCGCAACGGGGCCGTGAGCCGGACAATGGCGGCCAAGGCCGTCGTCAGCGAAGGCCCGATGCAATCCGCCTATGAGGCGGAAGCGCCCCATGTCAACGGCGCCGGCCCCGAGCCGACGGTGACCATCCACCACGAGGGGCAGCCCGGCCGGTACAAGGACGTGGCCATTCTCGGCACCATTCAACCCCGCGCACGGCAGAGCATCTGATAGATGGGCATCCCGGCATCCAACGGCATCGACGCGGCGGGAACCCCGAACCTCGGGGATCAGGCCAATGCCGTTTTGTCGGGTGTGATCACTGGGTTGGGCCCGACGGCGCCGTTTGCGTTCCGCGGGCCGATGAATTTCGAGCTCTTTGCCTCAATCAATACGGCGCTGACGACCACCCTCGGTTCGTTGAACGCCACCATCGGCAGCGCGACCGGCCTGGCTGCGGGTGTGGCCATCAACTCGGCCAACGTGGTCCCGGGTACAACCGTCAAGACCATTGCCGGCACGAACATCACGTTGGGCATTCCGCCGCTGACGATTTTCGGCACGATCGACGCCAACGGCGTGATCACTCTGCCGCCGCCATCTGGCCCAGTTGGATTTGCAACCCAGTTGCTCGGCGCCACGGTCACGATCCCGTCGAACAGTTACGGCGTCACCCTGCCGGCTGGAACGACTGTGGCCGCCGTCGTGCAGAACGATGTGCCGTCGACCAACATTTACGCAGGTGTGCCAGCGATCATCCGCCTGTCCGTCCCGCCTACCGCGCTCCCCGTCAACCAGGGACAGATCCCATTCCAGTTTGCCCCCACCGGCAACGCGATTGCTGTCACCGGCGCCGACGCCGCGGCGACATTCACCGGCGCGGCCGTGACATTCTCCGCAACGATCAACATTGAGCGCAGTTTCGATGCTGGCCGGACGTGGATCGTCTGTAACATCGGCGGCACCGGCACCCTGGCGCAATATACCGCAGGTCCGATCAGTCTGACGTTCGGCGAGCCCGAAAAAAACGTGCTATATCGCCTGAATTGCATCGTTTACGCATCGGGCACGATCAACTATCGGTTTTCACAGACGGGCGGCGCGGCGGAATCGCTTGCGATCGGTCCCTTGAGCGGAGGCTAGGCCATGAAGAAGATCCTTGCGGGTATTGCGACGCTGGCTCTTTTGGCTGGTGTTGCCATTGCCCAAGTCCCCGGCCTGTTCATCGCGTCGCCGACGGGCCTTGAGCAAATCGATGTGGTTACGCCGAGCACCGGGACGGTAGTAACCAACCCGCGAATTCAGACTGTGACCATCAACCAGATCCGCAATAGTGAGGGTTATGCCCTCGTGGCGGCTGGGACGACGGTAACGACGCAGATTTCCGGAACGACATCGGTTCTGCTTGCCACCGGCGCCATCACCACATGGAACGTCAACATGCCGACGGCTCCGTTCGATGGCTACAAAGTCAAGATCGGGTGTCCTGGCGGCAACGTCGGCACATTGAGCCTAACCGCGACCCTTCCCACCGGAGTAACGGTGGTTGGAGCCGCCAATACGTCATGCACCACCGCTACGCCGACCGACGCGGCGTATATCTACGCATTGTCGAGCAACATCTGGTACCGCACCGAGTAACCAACCACCGCTCAAGGAGCATTAGTCATGAAGAAATACCATCTCGTCGCTCTGGCGCTGGTCGCAAGCTTCGGCCTCAGTGCGGCGATCGCCCAGTCCATTCAGGTGCCGCAGGTTACCTCGATCGGTCCGAACGATCTGTTCCAGGATGTGGTCGGCGGCCAGCCGCAGGCGCAGAGCTATTACGCATCGGCCGCGTTGCTGGGCAACTACAGCGCGACGCTCGGCAACAACAACCCGACCAACTTCCTGATTGGCGGCGATTCGACATCGAACCTTTACCAGCGTGGCACCACCGGTTCGTCGGTGACCACGACCCTGACTTATGGTGGGCCGGATCGCTGGGCCTACTGGTCCGGCACCAGCACCGCCATGACGGTGAGCCAGACCACGACCGCGGCGGATCTTCCGAGCGGCCTCAATTTCCGGTCCGGCTTCAAGATGGCGCGGACCTCCGGCCAGACCGGCGTTGTGCAGATGTGCATGATGCAGGTGGTTGAGAGCGCGAACGCCTATGCGCTCTCCGGCCAGACCGCCGAAATCGACTTCCACGCGACCGCTGGCGCGAACTTCTCCGCCGCAGCTTCGGCAATGACCGCCTATCTGATCACCGGCACCGGTGCGGATCAGGCAGCCAACACCGCAGCGTTCAACCTCAACGCCGGCGGCGGCGGTTCGAGCTTGTGGACGGGCCAGGTCAACACCGGCGTGGTGGTGACCCTGAATACCGCGAACAACCGTTACACGGTCGCGATCCCGGCGCCCTCGGGCATCACGGAAGCCGCCGTAGCCCTTTGCTATACGCCGGTCGGCACCGCGGGAACGAACGATTACATCGCCTTCTCCGGTATCCAGTTGACCACGAATAGCGCCCTGACGGCCCTCGCCGGCACCGCTGGTGTGGCTCTCCCGGCCAATGACACGCGGGCCAAGTCGTTTTCCCGTCGCCTCCAGCAGCAGGAAACCGCCCTCCAGCAGCGGTATTACTATCAGATCACGGAGTCGGCGAGCGCGGCCACGATGCGCGGAAGCTGCGTTAACCTGACTTCCAGCATTGCCAACTGCATCGTGCCGTTCCCGGTCAGCATGAGAATTGTCCCGACTGTGACCTATGCCACCGGATTTGGCATCGCCGTCGCAGCCCAGACATCTATGGCGGCGTGCAGCGCGAACGCGACATCGACCACGGCCACCTCGGTAGCGAGCACGCTTTCGGTTCTGATGTCGTGCGCCACTTCGGCGGCCGGCGGAACGTTGGGGTTAGCAACGACATGGGGTGACGCAGGCGGCACCGGCACGATCAAAGCCAGCGCGGAGCTTTAATATGAGCGTCGTAGCCGGCCCAATCATCAAGGCGGAGTTCAGCGGCAACAACGGGCTTGGGGCAATCGCAGTCCCCGGCCTCAAGGTTGGCGACTTTCTGGTCTGGGCAATGATGAGCGGGAATGCCAGTTTGCTTCCCATGGGGGGCGGAGAATTGGAGCCGATGGTATCGGTTGCTGATGAAATTCAGCAAGTTGACGCGGCCGACTTGTCGGGGCACACGTTCACCGTTCTCATCATTCGAGCGGCATAATGCCTCCGGTCTCACAATCCCAGCGTCGTTTGATGTACGCTGCGGCATTGAAAAAGGGAGGCGCCGGTGGCGTCTCCCAAGCGGTCGGGAAGGAATTCACCGCGGCGGACAAGCCCGGCAAACTTCCCGAGAAGAAGAAGCCGATGCGAGACCTCTACCGGAAGAAGTGAATGGCCGACTGGATCAAGAAAGCCGTCAAGCCGAGCCACAAGGGCCTTTTCGCCGAGAAAGCCGCACGCGCTGGTAAAACCACGCGGGAATACGCCGCCGAAAAGGCTGGCGCTTCGGGTACTCTCGGCAAAGAGGCGCGTTTCGCCGAGACGGTTATGGGCCTGAGCAAGAAGAAGCGCGGGCTGCCCTACAAGAGCAGGAAGGACTGATCCGATGGCGGAAGCCGAGAAGAAAAAGGGCGGCCTCAAGGGCATGTATAAGAAGAAGGAGGCGGGTGCTGCCAAGGGCAACGACGCCAAGCCGAAGCCGGCAAAGGGTGAGGACACCGAGAAGCCGGACGCGGCTGCTGCGCCAGCCGCTCCCGCTCCCGAGGCGCCGAAGCCTGGCGCGGGACACGAGGCCGCGCGTTCGGCCATGCACAAGCGCCATGAAACAGAGCGGCGCGACGCGCACGGCAACCACCGTGACAATCTCCGTAAAATTGTAACGCGCCACGAGAAGGAATTGAAAGACATGGCCGCTGCGCACGACGCCGAGATGGCACAGGCCGCGCCGGCGCCGGATGCCGGCAATGCCCCTGCCGCGCCCGGTGCTGGCGCCGCCCCGGTTGCTGCCGCGCCTGCAGGAGCGTAGCCCATGGCATGGTCCAAGCTTGTCGACATGGAGATGGACGACGAGGACAAGATGGACTTCTGTGCGCCCATCGCGTGCGCGCGGCCGGACTATCCCTATGGTCTGCGGATTTGCCTGTCCGAGAAGGAGTTGAAAAAGCTCGGCCTCTCGGTTCCCGAGAACGGCGACATGATAGACATGCGGTGCTTTGGCACGGTAACGTCCGTTTCGACCGAAAGCCGGGATAGCGGCGATACGTGCCGCGTTGAAATCCAGATCGAAAAGATCGCCGTCGAGAACGAGATGACGGAAACCGAGGAGAATTGAGCCATGATGCCGCGCGATATCATCTATCTCGCCCCCGAACAGTTCGACAAACTGGTGGAATTGCTGACCCCGGGCTATGAGCTCGCTCTGCTCTACAAGGCCCAGGCCACCGGCAATGTGGCTCCCGACGAGCCGACGGCGCCCGCCGAGACCGGCGAAACCGTCCCGTCGATGGACCCGGGCCCCGCGATCGGCAAGGCTCACGTTGAGCCGCCCACGCCGCCCTCGCAGGATCCCAGCGCCCAGGGCTCCGGCTAGTCTACTTCCGTTTTCTTACCCTAAGTTATGGTGCCAAAAATGAAGCGCCTTATCCGATCGCTTGCCATTCTAGCCTCGATGGCCCCGATGGCGGCCTTCGGACAAGGCGCTGTTTTGCAGGGCGGGTCCGTCACGCCCGGCCACGTGCCCATGTACGTGCAGGGCGGCGCGACTACGGTCGTACAGGATAGCGGTCCCGCCAGCGGCGCGACGACACCAAATTACGGCCTCTCAGAATTGATGATGACCGCGCGCGGCACTGGGACGCCTCCCTACGCCAGCCAGGGCACGGGGCAGTTCGGGTCGAACTTCTGCAGCTACGATGCACCGATCACCAACGCCACCGGGTACCATTACCTCTGCATGTCGCCGAACGCTGGCGGTGGCGGACTGATCGCCTATGGCAACGGTGGCGTGGCCACGGCTCTGCCGTTCTCTTTCAAGGTCAACGGCACCACCTATAATTTCCCGTTCACGATCGGCGGAATCGTCGGGCCGGGCTCAAGCACGGTCAACGATATCGCGGTGTGGAACAACTCGTCCGGCTCGCTGCTCAAGGACGT